GGAAGAAAGTTGCAGAAGCAGCTATTAAAAAAGATGCTAAAGAAAACCTTCTTATAGACTCAATTAAAAAATTTACCCCTTCATATAAAGAAGTAAAGAAATACAAACGCCGAAAACCCACAGGTAAGATAAAAGGGAATAGCACACAGTCTATGATCGCCCCTCTTACAGACACTCACATTGGTGACAATGTAGAAGGTGAACAAATGTTAGGGTTAAATACTTATAACATTGACATATTTAATAAAAGATTATATGGATGGGCAAATCAAATCATTACACTAGCAGAACTTAGGCGTAATTCTGCAGATGTTGATGAACTTATAATCCCTATGTTAGGCGACATGATCAGTGGAGACATCCATGAAGAATTAGCACGAACTAATAATGACCACTGCATGGGACAAATGATTAGAGGAGCTAACCTTATATCACAAGCATTGATGCTTATAGCTCCACACTTTGATAAAGTTAGAGTTGCGTGTGTAGTAGGTAACCATGGGCGTATGACTAGGAAGCCACCTATGAAAGATAAGTATCTAGATTGGGATTACATGTTGTATCAGTGGGTAGCTGTATTCTGTAAAGACCAAAAGAACATAGAGTTTCACATACCTAAATCATTTATGACAACCATTGAAGTATGTAATAGAAATATCTTATTAGCACACGGAGACTTCATTAATGGTGGTGGAAGTGGTACTGCAATTAGTCGAGGTGTAAATAATATGCGAAATGTTATGGCATTTAGAAAGGGGTTAGTAGATGAACTGCATCAACTACAAGATAATACTTTAGAAAATGTGCCTGATAAATTTGACTCAGCATTGATGGGACACTTTCACAGAGTAGATGAAGTTGATATTGGTACAGGAGCTGTGCATATATGCGGATGCATGAAGGGTGGAGATGAATATGCCATGCAAAGAGTACAATCTATTAATAAACCAAGACAAATAGTTCTATATTATCATCCTAAATACGGCGAGATTGGCAAAGAAATTGTTTACCTAAACAGATATGACTCTCGTAAGGGTCAGTTTAATGACATATTACCTGATGTTTGGTCTAAAACTTTTAGTTAATTAAGTTCAAAGTAGTATAATATTATATGGCTACTCAACAAGAACTTACATATTTTAATCAAGCATGTCGGAAAGCAATTCAAGCTACTGTACAAGAGGTATTTGCAAAGGCAGTTGAAAAATGTCCTGTTAAATTAGGGAATTTACGAGGCTCTGCTGCAATTACTAAAGCTGATCCAGTCAATGGTAGTTTTACCATAGCTTTTAATAGTAATGACAACGCCCCTTATGCTCAGTTAATTGAAGAAGGAGGCACTGTTCCGCAGCATTACAAAAAAAGTAAGAGGACTGGTAACGGATGGACGGTTCTACCTTACACAGTTGAGGGTCAATTTTTTATTAAGGAAGCCTTAGATGAAGTGTTTAGTGGTCAATACAATATGACCGTTATTAATGCTAACTTAGGCAGCTCAGGTTATTACATTAACGTGTAAAGAAAGAGGAGAAGATGGCAGAGATAGATGTAACCCCAAATCAAGAGTGGATTATTGCTAGACATTCAAGGATGGTGGGAAAAGTATTAGATTTAGTAGAAGCAGCTATGCCTGAAGGTAAACAGTGTGAAAAATTAAAGAAATTAATGCAAGTTCCCTTGTATGATTTTAGAAATGACATGTTACGTTTAGAAAATAACGAAATAGATCCAAATATCGTTGAATAAAGCTATATTTTTTTATATTTACCCTTAAATTAGTATAATAAAAGTGAATATAAAACTATATTATTTTATATTTTATTTAAAAAGGTCGGAGGTGGCTAAGACCAACCTTTTTGAGGTCTAAAAGACTTAAAATCAAAAACAAAACCTTAAAAATAAGGAGGCTATAATGGCTGATGAAATTCTAAACAGAATTGAAAAGCACATGGAAGGTACGTCACTAGGTTTGGCGGCTCTTGCAGAAGTGCTACAGAAAATGGATGGAAGAATGGAAGCAGATGATGCTTATGCTATAGAAAAGGCAGAGCAAGAACAAGCAGCTATTGAACACGCTAACTTAGTAAAAAGTATTGCTAAGTCAGTATTAATAGAGCTATCGGACCAAGGTATGGACGTAGACGGTACAGCTATCGAAAACGTAGGAAAGCCAGACCCGACTAAATCAGCAACTGCTACACCTAACTATGTAGGTGACAGTGATGATTCATCTGAAACTATAACTCCAAGGTCTAGTATCGAAGACCAACAGGCTTCAATCATGGCAGAAGATGACGAAGATAAAGATAAAAAAGATGATGATGTAGATAAAGCTATGCATGATGACGGTAAAAAAGAAGAAAAGGCTTACATGGGTAAGAGAGTCGAAAACGCTATGGGCGATGGAGACGATGAAGACAGATTCCCTAAAGATGAAAAAGAAGATGACGAAGGTAACGATGAACAAAAAGCAATGGTTAACATGAAAAAATCATTACTTGCACTTCAAAAACAAATCGAATCTTTAGACATCTCTAAGGCTGTCAAAGAAGAATCCGAGAACAGACTACGAAAAATGGGATTCAAGGAAGAGAATGGATTACAAAGACCACAATTGAGCACTAACGTGTTTGGAGCAGATGAAACTCCAATCAAGAAAGCTCAGACTGTGAACGATGTAGTCGACCAACTAACAAACTTGTCTTACAAAGAACTCAGAAAAATGCAAGAGTTAAAGAGACAAGGAATAGTAGACGGTTTGCCAGATGAAATCGCAAGCCTAGGTAACTAAACTTTTTAATAAACCAAGAAAAACGAGGAGATAACAATTATGCCTTCACTAAGTGAATACATAGCTCAATCGAATAGAGGACTAAACCAGTCTGTATTCGGTCCTGAGTACTTATCAAAAGCGTTTAATGCAGCGAACACAGGAACTGCTGATGCAATCTATACGACTACATCTGCGGATAATGTGTTCACGTCTACTTTCGGAAGAAAAGTATGGCAGTCATTGAACAACCAAACTCGTTTCTTCAACGCAATCCCAAGAACAGTTTTCGGTAACACCGTTGGTTGGAGGGTGAGAACAGATAGAGGTACACAAAGGTCTCGACCAATAACAGAGACTGGTAGTCTACCAGATATTGATGTTTCAAACCTAGAAACAATCTCTAGCTTGCCTAAGATTATTTCTACTTCATTCGGTGCTTCTGTGAAAGCAATGTACACTGCCCAATTAGAAGGTGGTGTAGGTGATGTATTGGCGTTGGAAAACGAAAACGCACAACTTGATCACATCAAGGAAATGAACCAAGAATTATTGCTACCAAATACAGTTGGTAACATTTCTGCTGGTTCAGGAACTGCTGATATTAACGTAACAGATGGTAGTAACCTAAGAATTGGTGACACTGTAATGTTAGTAAATGATGGTTCCGCTACTGCAAACACACCAGCAATTACTGTAATTTCTGGAAATGATGTTACAGTTGGAAGTGCCCTAAACGACACTCCGGCTGCATTATCTAGTGGTGCATTAGAAGACAACATTTCTGTTCAAACAAGAGCAGGACTAACATCAATTGATGATATCGTTGCAATTAACAACGATGCATCAGTGGGTAACGGTGGTAAACAGAGGTTCGCTGGAGCTTATGACTTAACTACAGCAAACAGAACTTCAGGCACATTCGGTGCCGCTGCTACTGTAAAAGGTAACAACGGTGTTGGAAGAGACCTATCTCTAAACCTACTTGATGACTGTATTCAGTCTATCAGGACAAATGGTGGAGAACCTAAGTTAATTCTTATGGGTCACGACCAATACTTCAAACTAGAGAGATTACTTAACTCTCAACAGAGATACATGGGACAGGAAGAGTACCAAGTAGGAGTAGGTTCTGAAAAGACCTTTCCGGGTACAAGAACTGGACTAGTTCTCGCAACTTACCAAGGTATTCCAATTCTACCAGATGCAGACACTACTAAATCAGAGGCTGCTTCAGGTGGTTCAAAACTAGGTTCAAACGTCTATGTTTTGGATACAGATTACCTAGAAAT